GAGGCTTCGGAGCGATTCAACCGCGAACCGTTGGGCGAGTGGAGAAGTAACGGCCTGAACCGTTTCAGACTCCGCTAGAGCCGATGATCGCAGCGCATAGAATTCGGGCTCGATTGCGATTGTGACGCCCGTGACTCCTTGCGTGCTGATTGCGCTCACTTGGAGCCTCCGTTCGTTATGTAAGCCAAACCTCGCGTCTCTCTCTCAATCATTGCATGCTGGGCGAAGACCAATAATTTTCTAATGTCTCGACGAACACCGCGGATTCGATGGATTTTAATCGGAAGCGGTCCAGTTTTGTTTTTCACTTTGCACCCCCATCCTTGAGCGCAAGAACAACGTCGGACGCGGACTTGACCATTCGGCTGGCAAGTGACACTGGCACCGAGTCGAAGCAATCAACCTCATGCTTGGCAAGGCCGGCTCCGATGGCCCAGGTCTGCCATTGGTCAAATGTGAAGCCCGCTCCGGTGACGATGTTGGCAAGCTGATCCTGCGGAGACATCGGGCCAACGCCTGCGGTGTCAACTGGTGGCGCCTTTGGGGCCTCGGCGACGGCCGTAGCCACATCGATAATCGGCGCAGATTCTGGCGCCGCCTTTGCATCCTGCACGGCCTTGACGGTCTCCTTTGTGGTCTTGGTGAAGATGGGCCGCGCTACCGTTTCCACGCTGGTCACATTAGCGACCGTCATCGCCTCGTCCTCGTCGTGAATTCCGGAGAACCCGAACGCGACACGGGCGGCTTGGATCAACGCCTTGTGACGCAGCATCCGGCGAGGGCTCTTATTCCATGGGTCGGTGTTGCGGTAGCATTCTGCGTAATACTCCGTTACTCGCACAGGCCGGGTGCGGCCCTTGATATAAATTGAGGCGGTGACGCAGTGCGGTTTCCCGTCAATGTCCTCAGACGCAAACTCAATGCCGTCGAATTCAGGGCGGCGATTCATCAGGGAGCACCAGCCATCGACGCCCACAACCGGCGTTATACCGCCGCTCTTGTTCGGAAATGCGTGGATTTCCTTGAGGAACGGATTCAACTGGTAGGCGTTTGCCACAATGCAGAACGCCTGCATCTCCTCGTCGGTTGCCTTGGGCAAGATCGTTGCCTTAAGCGTTGCGAGAAACTTCGTGGGGTCGATCTGGTATTGCGCGGCCATGGTCTGGATAAGGCCAGGGCGAGGCGCGGGAACGGTGACTGCGGTGGTTGGTGCGTTTTGGCTCATGGTTTTTTGTGGTGTTTGAAATTAGCGGGAAAGAACTAGATCTTTTATTTCGTTTCCCTTCTTGGTATCTGGAAGGTGAATAACTTCGTTCACTGGAGGTTTTACTTTCAGCATGCAACCATTCCATGCGTGGGTTACGAATCCACGCATGTGCTTACGCACAGTTGTTGATCCACTTCGCTTGTGCGAAAGAACGGAGTGAATAACTCGGTCTCGCTTATGTTTTCCAGCAGGGAGGTCACGGCTTCGCATTAATTCCTCAAGTAAATCATCGCCTGCCGTTAAGTAAATCGGACTAGATCCATTTGTGAAAAAGAATTCCACAGTCCAACAATATTCCGTGAAACATTGCATTCCAATAACCGCACCAGGGAAGTTGATTATCGACCCTCCACCATCAGCCACCTCGTCTGATATATCGTGGCCCAACGGGTTAAATGCCCTCCATGATTTTCCGTTATTGCTGATTAATCGAATCGGAATAACAAGCTGACCTGAAAAAAGCGTTTCCCACTTGATTTGAAACCTTCCGAATGGGATGGATCGAAAATCCTTACGGTTTCCAGAAGTCCATGATTGCACGGAAAACTTCCCATTCTCTTCCGGATGCCGATTAACAAACGCAAATCTTAATGGGAGAGTGAGAGATTCGGGTGTCGCGTCGTCGTAAACCTCTTCCACGCCAGTTCCTGAAATCGAGTGGTCAATACAAACAGGGGGATGCTTCTTGGAATGCTTTGTTGATTCGGATTCAAGGATGTAATCCTCAATGATCTCGATATTAGTTTTCATGTTTAGAAATTCACCCGCGGCCTACCGGTTGGCGTGAGATGCCGCCGGCTCCTGAATGGACTCGGTCGCGGGGTTGGGGGAGTGCGGGGGGAAAGTGTCGTGCAAGTCGCGCTCCATCTTTGCGTCAATCTCAGTCGCAATCGCGGCGGCGCGGAAGACGATTGCAATTACGATTGCGGAGGCGGTAATGCACGCTGATAGGAGTATCCAGCTCATACGAAAAGAAAGCAGGCGATCAAGCAAACCATCGCGACGCAGGCCAACAGGGTGCCACAAGGCGACGAGTCAAGCCAATCTGCGGCTATGGTGAGAAGTTCGGAGATCACGCGATGCCTTTCGTGTTCGCCACGCACTGCTTGAGCATCGCGACGCACTGCGATGACAAATCCCGGTCGCATTCCTTGGCAAGCGTCTCAAGCGCCCCCCGAAGCTCCATAGTCGGGTAAATCGTGATCGACGGCTTGGCGGGCGCCTTGGGATTCTTGGTTTGATTGGATTTCATGGGGTGCTCAGGGATTAGGAGAGCTGTTCGGGGTGGTCATGGTAGGATGGGTAAAATCTTGGTGGTAATAAATGCCTTTGACTGGCTAGTGTGAGCCCCGTCATAAAATCCCCCAGCTACCTTTCGTACCTCCTGGTACCAAAAGTACCAGTCGTTCCTAGCTGAGCTAGCTCGTCGAGTGTTGGTGAGTGATGCTGCGGCCCGGAGAATACCGGACTTGGGGGTGGAGGTGGTCATGGGGGTAGTGGAGGTGGAGTTCATGGACTGGATTTGTTAGGTGTTAAGGCGCGATCAGGCGGGAATGATGTCGTGAAGCATCTTGGATGGGACCGGCTTGCCAGTATCAGCCCAGTTGGCGTGCGATTTGTACTTGTGGCCGTTGCCCTGGAGGCTACGCCCCCAGCTCGTGTAGCTAAGTTGCACCCCGCGCTCACCAACGCGAGCTGGAACAACGTCAAACGAAAATCGCTTGGCATTGCGAACCGGAGCGTGGACATAAGTTTGTCCAAATTTCCGGGTGTTAACGATGTATCCGATCATGTGCCCGATGAGCTGAGAAGGGGTAAGTGAATCAGTGGTAGTGGTGGTGGTGGAGAGGGTCATGGGAGTGGCGGGGTTGGTGGAGAGGGTTAGTCGTTTGTGTCTGCCGTCATTTCTACCACCTCGTCGCAACCGTTCAATAACTTTCTTTACCTTTTTTAACTGTTGGAAAAGGTTAAATGGGGGTTGACAGGGGGATTCGGGGAGCGTAGATGCGCGGTGTTTTGGAAACTCGGCCTGGAGAACCCGCGTTGCGTTAAGCAGAATCGGAACGGCTTTCCAAAAGAAACAGGCCGACCCATTGCTGAGACGGCCTAGATACGGGATTCGGAAGTCACTCCGATTGCCACTCACCCTCCCGCGGAGCTGGCGGTCGACTAGCCACCGACCATACGATGTGTCGCCGCCGTGGCCACACAATCAAGAAAGCAAAGCGTGCCGCCGCTGTCAAGCCTCCTCAAACATCCTCAAAAACTCCGCCTTGCGCCGGACGGTGAGCCGACCGCCAGGCTTTTTGAACGCCACGGCAGGCTCTCGAATCTCGCCCGTGCGGATCTCCGCGGAGTCGTCCACCACTTCGACGATCAGGCGCGGGTTGTGTCGGTTGCGGTATTTCAAAGCACGGCCCCCTTTAGGATTCGCTTGTTGTGGACTTGGAACGCTCCGGAGCGGTCAACGTCGATGACAGCAAATCCGTGGTTCCATCGGTTGATCCGAGCGTAGGCAGGTTTCAAATCGCAGAGGCATCCGGTTGACCAAGTGGAAATGAGCTTGTCCTCAAGCGTGGTTTCGGAGTGCTCCGATGAACGATGCAGGTGCCCCTGCATTACACACGCGATCGCCTTGAGGAAAGCGCCGCGCGCCGGGTTGACCGGGGTTGAAATTCCACCGCGCCATTCGTGCCCGTGGAGAATCGGCAGCTTTCCGGCCATGATAATCCTTCCGTCTTGAACCACTTCGACGCCGTGCTTTTCCGATTCCACCAGGGCATCAAATGTGGCGAAAGAGCATCCGAGGAGTTCCGGCGCCTTGCCCCACAGATATGCCCACCAACGCTCCTCGTGGTTGCCGAGCTTGTAAATGATCCGTGCCTTTTGAAACCGTGCGCGGAGGTGAGCCAACAGCTCGCGTATGGCTTTAATTTCGCCGGCTAAATCACGCTCCTCGGGATTGCACAGAAAGCGCGAGATGGAATGGAAGTCCACCGCGTCGCCGTTTAGCAGGACCACGCTGGGGTTCACTTTGTCTCCGTGCTTGAGCGCCGCGTTGAGTGCCGCGGGGTCGTGGAAAGGGACGTGAATGTCAGACAGGACGAGGATCTTTTCAGCGCCCAGCTTGAACGGAACCCAAGGCTTCGCATGAGATTCTGGAATTGGTGGCAAGGCAACAACCGAAGAGGGGCGGCGTGCCACCTCAGATTTTAGAAATCCTTTTTGCATAATGTTTCCCGGCGTGACAGATCGAACGCACCACCGCGCCGCCTCGTAATCTCGCCAGCGTTTCGGGTACTTCTCGTAAACGGCCCGCGCCACAGCATTGATCGGGTGCTCCGGAAACCGATCCAAAAACTCGCGGCATATCTGCGTGTTGGTGATTCGTTTCATTTGTGAATTCTCCTAAAGCCGAGCTTCCAAAGTTTCGACGAAATCAGGCGCGACACGCGGACCACTTTTGACTCGGAGAGTTCCGGTTGAGCGACGTGGAGCAGTTCATGGATTGCGGTGTCGAGGTACTCTTTCGAGCATTGCCGTGGGTCGATTTCAACGAGGTCATCCCACGCCTGCCCAAGCGCACGTTCTCGCCCGAGTTTGCGTTCGATGATCTCAACCTTTTTCACCGTGTCCACTTTCCAGCGCCGCAGCGCCGCAGGTTCTGCCATGGGTTGATTCTCGACGAGTTCAGAGGGCAACCGCACGACGGGTTGAAGCATTTGGGACCGGTCGCGTCACGCTCTCCTAACCACTCGCACGATCGACACAACTCCTCGCGTTGAGATGTCGTCATTTCGGGCGCAACAGGAGTGCCGAGTTGAACATCCCGAAGGTAGCTGTCTGACTTGAATTTCATTGCGAGACAACCGGCACGTCCAGGATGAGAGCATCAGGTAGCACGGGTGTCACACTCAACACGTTTCCCGCACCGCCATTGCAGCTCGTTGGGTAGGTAGTGCCGCCGTAAAAATTGAACGTCTGCTGCCCGACTGCCGGGGGCGGATTCGATCCGCTGACTCCGTAGGTGCATCCGGGGGTAGTGTTATACGCAACGGTGAACACCATGTATCCCATCGACGACGGGTAAGCGTTCGTTACCGCGCCGCAACCATCGCCCGAGCCCCCCTGATACTTCGCGGTCATGTTCTCGATCTGCTGCGTGGTCGTGAGCAGCGCCGCGGAGCGCGTGTAGAGTTGATCGCGCCAAGTCAACGGGATGGCCTCCACAGCGTCCGGGTCTGTGACCTCATACTGCCATTTCTGAGTTACTCGCGTGGTGCGGATGTTGTCCCCGGTGCCGCCCGACGCTGGGAAGTCAACCGCCGCGGAGACCGAACACGCGGCCGATGATGCGTCCGTCCACGCTCCGTAACTGGAAGGGCTCGGAGCATCCAGCGGTGAACCATGCCAGAAACCAACGGCTCCGAACCCGAGGCTTATATTTGCAGAGTCGTCGGTGTTTCGGAATTGCGCCGGTAGCCAAACGGACGAAGTGCCCTCCGATTGTTGGAACTTAAACGGCAGCATGACCCGCACTTGGGTCAGCAAGTTAATAGCCGATACGTACTGATTAAACGCCTCGGCGGCGGCGTAAACGGTCGGCAGTGGCCCGAATCCTTCCGGATTGTCGTCGCGCACGTCCGCGGCCTTGATCGCCTTGGTTGCGGTGCCTGCGAGCATGGAGAACCACCGGCCCTTGAAGGCGGCGTAGCAGAGGTTGGGGAACGTGTAATCGAACACGGCGTTGACGCCCGAATCACAGCCGTATTGAAGCGACGTGACACCGTCCACGTAGCCCTCGCACATGACGCGCAGGTAGAGTTCCATCTGGCTGAATTGGTCCACCCGGAACGGAGTGTCGGTGCTCTGCTGCGTGTCGTTCCCGTCCTCGTACGGTTTCGGGACTAGCTGAGTGAACCGGAACGACGGGTAGCAAGTGCCGTAGGGCGCATCCAGAAGCGTCTCAACCGTGCTGTGGATCTCCGCGTTCCCGGGTTGGATGCCATTATTGACGCACTGGTTTCCGAGCACTTGGTTGACAAGATACTCTCGGATCGCGTTCTCGTTCGACCGGAATGGTTCCGCTTGGAGGTCGGCCACGTTCCACCCCGCAGGGCCTGCGCTGATGCTGGACGCGGCGCCAAGAGCGAAGCCGTAGGTGGAATGCAACCGCCCCTTGAGCGTGACTTTTATCCTGCGCTCTCCGTACTGGTCAGCCTCCTCCACAGATTCAACCTCAACGTCCGGCTCAAACACCCGGCACGATCGGTAAAAAGATTTCCGCCGCGCCTCGCACGCGGGGTCTCCGCCGCAGTTGATCCGGTTGAGCCCGAGAGAGGTCTCGGCGTACCGGTAGCCGGTGGGCAGCTCTGGCGCGATCCATGTCGGCCCGCTGCCACTGTTGTATTGCCCGCCGCCTGACGCATTGATGTTTGCGTGTCGGGTGATGTCGGATGCCACCGTAGGCACGTTCGGCGTGTAGAAATTGCAGCGTTCAACCGTCGTGGTCGCGAAGTAATCCGAGTAGGCCGACGGCTTCCAAATACTGGTGTCGCTCGGGTTGTAGCCGGTGAACGAGCACCCGAAAAGCCACTCGTTCGACCAACCTTTCTGCGGAGCTGTGGTAACAATCCCGTTGCTCTCGTAAACCTTGCAGTCGCCACTTTGCTCGTAGGTCGCGCCGCCGGCCGTGGTCGTGGTGAATTTCTGCGATGGCCCGTAAATCAGCCTTCCGTAGACGACGCTTCCGGTGGTCCCGGTGACGAGGTATTCGCGCCCGATTTGCAGGTATCCCGAGACAACCTCCGACATTGATGGACCGATTCCATCGAACGCGTCCGCGGGGGTTTCGTGCGACAGTCCGGAAGCATAGCGCCTGAACCAAAGCACGCTCTTTCCTCCGGTGACGGCGTAGTCAACGAGATGAAACCGGGGAAGAATCCGAAGATGTTTGGACAGCCTCCTCGCGGCGTCGAACACGGCGTTGGTGTTGATCGGCCCGAGGCTCCCAGGCAGCGCGAGTTCCCCGCGCCGATTCTGGACCATGCAGTTGCCGAAGTAGTCGTCACTCAATCCGCGCGACTGGCTTTCGCATAGACCGCTCCCGTCCGTCCCGTTGCTCTCTGAACTCAGCGCACCCGCGAGCCGCAGGACAAGGTAGAGGTCCATGCCGCCTGGTTTGTAGGGGTAAAGCTCAGCAATCTCCGCCACTAGGCCGGCCGTGGACGAGACTTCCGTGAAGGATGCCCCAGAATCCACACGAAGCGACAAAGACTCGCCAGCGACCGGCGGGGACGCAAGGCGCACCGTTGCCGAGCCTGCATTCGTCGTCGGGTCGGGGGTGAGTGTGGCAGTTCCGACAACCGTGGTTCCCGAGAGCAGGGAAACCGTCACAGGGCCGGCGAGCTTCTGCCCGAGGACGGCGAACGCCGCGGCTACCGTCCCGGAGGTGACAACGTGCGCGGAGCCCTCGGCGGCGAACGTCATTCGCGTGCCGGCAGCAATCGTCAGCGCCCCGGAGAGAGTCGCTTGGGGATATATCGGCTGGACGAACGAGTGCCCGAGGCCGTCTTTCTCCTCGATGCCACGGGCCGGCGCGAGGAGGTATTGAGCCGTTAGGAAAGCCTGCGCGTCGAACGCGTTTCCCATCCATGGCGCTTTCCCGGTCTCCTCGTCCTGCTGTTGGTTGATGTCCCCGCGGAACTGCGCGGCCCATGAGTTGACCGCCCGCTGGATTCCGTCGCCGCTCGTTTTCTGAAGCGTGTTTCCACCGGTGTAGGGCCCTTCGATGTAGTCCGATTTCGACAGGATGGAGTAGGCGCCCGCGTGGTTCTGGAGGATGTAATCGAACGGCGTGTAGTAAATCCCGATGAGATCGCCGGCTCGCTCTGGGCAGAATCCCAAGTAGGTTAGCGTCGGAAGTCCGTCCTTCAGCGGCGTAAATGTCAGCGTGTACTCATGCCGAATGATACCGTCCGCAGTCGCCGCGCAGTCCGTGCCGGTGGTCGGAGGCGTCGGAACAAACCCGCCAAACGCGTTGCCATGTGGTGAGGTTATGGACTGGCGGAGGTAGTAGTGCTCGCGCGCCGCGGTGAAGCTCGGAGACGCCAACGCCCCGGAGGTTGGATCGAAAGCCCCACGCTGGTACTTGCCGAGCGTCCACTTCTCCCAGGCTGTCTGCGGCGTGTAGGTCGCGCCGAGGGTCAAAGGCACGCCACCGGATCCCGGATCAGTCACCCGCTGATCCTCGCCGTAGATCCCCGCGGCGGCCGCGCCGAACACGAACGACGGCCACACCGACGCCACGTTGCACCCTTCGCCGTCGCCCGGGCCCGCGTCCGGCCACTGGGCATCGCTTGGCTTCAGGTGCTGATAGACGTGATGGAACTCCGCCTGCGGAGGCCACAGGAGCCCGCTGTCGTCCGGGTTTCGGATCTGACGAAACTGGTTCAGCCAAAAGTACGCGAGCCGATACGGTCCATCTCCAAGCCCAGAGATGAGCCGATCATTGACCGCGTTCGCCAGGGCAATCAGGTCCGAAGACTTGACCCGATCCCCCACCGCGACAGTCCGCGCCTGCCGGAAGGTGATGGCCACAATGGTTCAGGCTTCGCAGGCAACAAAGAAGACGTCATGCGCCACGCCAGCCGAAAACTTCACCTGAATCTGAGTTGCGCTGTTTCGGTAAATCGGACCAAACGGAAGCCCCGCCTTGCAAATCCCAGCCGTGGTTGTACCTGCGTCCGTGCTGACCGAGCATACATCAGTCGCGGATGCGGAAAGTGATCGAATCCAAAACCACCCAATGGTTGTGATAGCCCCCTTGTCAAGATTCGCGAACGCATTTGTGAGCGTGTAGGTCCCGGAGATAACATCGGAACCAGTCATCGTATCAGTAAACGACGTTCCGGTTGTTTGGGAAGTCACGTAGGCGCCAGACTTCGATCCGATCAGCGTGCTTGTGAATGTTACATCAGCCATAGATTTTGTGGGTCAGTTGTTGAAATCAGCCCCAGCGCGGGGCGGTGGTGTCGGAGGTGGTGGTGGTGCCGGCCTTGGCGTGAATAATCGAGCCGTGCGTGGTCTGCTCAATAGAGACGGTTGGATTCTCAATCATCCGAGTCTTTCGCAGGTATCGGATCACCTTGTTCAACGCGGCCTTCTCGCGAGTCGCGAAACCGTTTTCTGAAACCTCATTTGGTAGGTCGATCATACGACGAGATATAGATCCTTGTCCCATGCTGAGAACGCCCAGGTAAGCGACTCCTCCCAGCGAGCGGTTGCCCGGTTGTAGCTCAACCTGACTCCGCGAAGTTTCCACGACCAGACGCCCGCAATGGTTCCGTCGGTGTTGACCGGTGTTTCGGTGTCTGGCGGATCAATTGGGAGCGTGTTTTGAATTGCGACAGGGACAGCAAAAGTGGAAACGAGCGATTCCGTTTTGTAAACCGTCTCGCGTTGAACAACCTGCGTTCGGCTTGTGTAGGCGTCCGTGTAAGTGCGGATCTTTGAAAGCACAGGGCGCTTTGTCTCGTAGTATTCGACGTTGTTTACGAGCTTGCTGTAAACTCGATAGACTGCCGGGTATCCAGCGCGATCAATTAGCGGATAGTCCTCGCCATTTTGAACCGCATCGGTGATCTGCTTCTTGAGCTTTGACGGAGTTAGACCTGATCCAAAAAGAGACACGTAGGAGTTAAGCTCTCGAATCACTTCAGGGATTGCCCAGATCGAAATCTGGACAAGTTCCTCATCGAGGTCCCATCGCTCAATCGGAACCTCAGCAGCCGGGTTTGAAGCGGTGCTCGGGTCCTTGGCGAATGTGGCAACCATCCGGCACTTTCCTCCGGTTGATGTGGTTTCAGTCTTGGCTCCGTACGCCAGCACCGTTGCCGCCATTAATTGCACCCCCCATTCCGAGCCCTCGTAGGTAAGCACCCACGACGAACCGTTGACAGGGTCAGTCAACAGACGCTGCTCAACAAGATCGCACTGAGCCGCCAGAGTAGCGGGTGAAAACAGGTGAGTATTGCTCATGGCGCGTCGAGATTAAACTTGTCATCCAATTTTTTAATCTCTTCTTTGATCTCCTGAAGTACGTATGTCGTTTTCTTAGACTCGCTCAACAGGGATTGATTGGCCTGGTCACCAAAAAAGTACCCTCCGACGTTAGCAAGACTTCCAGATCCTCCTTTTGATGAGATTCCATGAATCGCGGTTGACTTCTCAACCTCCTTAAACGAGTTCCGCCCCATTTCCTGTCCAGACCTCATATTATCAAGAGCCTTCTGTCGGTCGGACTTATTTTTAGCGCTTTGCTTTATAGCATCATCCCATGCGGAACCACCTTCCAACGATGTTGGGCCTCTTACTGCCCCTTCGTAAGCTCCGGATAGTGCTCCAACGATTTGACCAAAAGAACTCATCAGCATGCTGTTGATGTTCCATGGCCCTGAATTGTTTCGTTCTCCATACGACGCGTTCTTCGCCATTTGGTTAAGAGCGCCAATCTTCATTTCGTTCCAGACTTCATTTGCCCCAGAGAATGATCGCCCCCATTTACTTGATACCTCCTTCAATCGCCTTTCAGCATCTTCTGCTTCATGAATGTTGTCCTCACTAAACAGTTTGATTGGACCCAAAGTGGCCAACTTTTGGGCTATGTTTTTGATGACGGTAGCGTGTTTTCCAAGAAGCTCAAACTGAGCGTTCTGAACATCAAGCGAGCTACCGTTTTTAGAAGCTGAAGATCCGATCTCTTTTAGGATATCAACCGCGCTTTTTGTGGACACGATTTCCTTATCACTGACTCCAAGTTTATTAAACATGTCCGCAAGGTGTCCTCCAGTTTCCCCTCCTTGAGCAGCCTTCGCTCTAGCCTTTTGGATACGCTCAAGGATTGGCGCAATGTCACCAAACTCCAGCCCGAGGCGACCAGACGCCTTCTGAAGTTTTTGTACTTCGTCGGTAGTTATTCCGTATTGCCTCGATAGTTTACCGATCTCAACTTGAGCTGATTGGATTTTCTCGATCATCCGCTCAACGGTGTAGATCGAGAACGCGGCAGCCAATGCGCCGCCGATCTTGGCGTGCATCTTTTCAGCAAACTCAGATGCGGCGCTTCCAGCTTTTTTCAGCCCAGACTCGAACCCGTCGGTATTGAGCGACAGACGGCCAATGAGAGAAAGAAGACTCATCAGTTCCGCGCCTCCTGACGCAAGTGTTCGGTGTACTGTTCCAAAGTCATTCCCTTTGCCTTTCGGTCAGCACTCCAAAAGTCTATTGCGTCCATGTAATCGACCGACTCCTCCGTGACCACGTTGCACTGACCGCGGGCCTCTCCGAGAGCGCAGATGAGTTGCCGAGCCTCGCGCACGGTCATCCTCTTGGCAGCGTCCACGTCAACTCCAACCTCCCCAACGAGCGTGGCAAAGATGTTCATGTGCCATGGTGTACCCATCTTTTTTCCGTCACCTTTACCGTCGGTTTCCGGGCCTGCCACTTGCTCTTGGAACCAGTCGGTAAACTTCTCAGCCTCCGACTCGTAATTGCAGTTCCTGCAGTACCAAGCCCACACCCGGAAGAATCGTTCCGCCCACCATGCTGCCATGCCGCGCCGAGCCGACTCGGGCGACTGTGAGCAAACAAACACGGCCAACGCCAAGGCGCCAATCGGGTCATCAGTGCTCTTTCCGGTGACAAACACGGAGTCCGCCTCCACCAGCAAAAAGACGTGCCCGAGCGTCAACGGTTTGAGGTCAAACCGAAGCACCCGAGCCGAGCGCGTCACACGTTGCCAGCAAGCGAGCATCAGGCGGTGATGATTGTGTTCGCCAGTCCGGTGATGTCAGGGAACCGCTGAAGAGTGACGGTAAAGATCGTCTTTCCAGTGCTGGTCTGCTTAGAGCTTCCACCGTCGGTGTAAATCCAACGGTTTGCCAGGATCCCGGCTCCACTTGTGTTGAACGCATCAGAAAACGGCCCAATGATGAACGCTGGCATTCCGGTGATCGTAAACGTAGTACCAGCCGCGTAGATGTGTCCGGAAGAAATCGCCTTTCCCAACGTGGTAGCCGAGTCGGTAGTGAAAACAGACTCAGCAATAAGCGTGAAGGTGCATTCGAGGTATTCCGCGGAAACAGTGATGCAGGTAATCCCTCCGGTCTTTGCGTGCGTCATTTCCTTTGATGCAACGTGCTTAATATCTGCGTCGGTAATATTCGGCATCACATAGCCAACAGTTGCAATAGCGGCAGAGGTTGCGTCGTAGGCTGCAAACGTCGCCGGAATTCCGAAAACGTGCGCTGGCCCGATATGGGTAACGATTGAACTGGGACTGGGCATAGAGTGGTTTGGTTAAACTGATGCGATTGGGACGGCTGAAAACTCACCCGTGACAGTCAGGCGAGACATGAAAGATCGGTTGTCGAATGAGTGGTCTTGGGATTCCACCATCAGTAGGTAGCAGTAAATCCCATCGAGCAAGGAAAGCGCATTCGCAGCGGCGTTGCGGTCCATGAACACCTCGGCCAGCGCGGCAAAGTGCGTGTCGTGGTCGTCCGGGATCGTGTCGTCCGCGTTGCTCACGAGGTCGATTTCAACAGTGCCACGCCACCCGCCCGAGAACGGAGCCGTCAACTCTGCCCGAGCGCAGGACACGACGATCTTTGGAAGCGGTGTCGATTCGCTTTCCGCGTCGTTGTCGTTCCCCTGCGTTCCACGCGAGAAGATCGGCACAATGGACGCGCCTGTGATCCAGTCGAAATCCTGCGCGGCGATTAGCCGGCAGATGTTCTTCGATATGAATTGACCGGTGAGTGCCATGTTATTTTGCGTTCACCGTGTCAGCCTTGGCCTGCATTTTGAGAGCGATGTAGGACATCATCGACGCAGCCTCAGCATCAAAAGCCATCTGTAAAGCCGTCTCGCATCGCGGGTCGATAACGAGCTGACCATTTTTCCGCTCAGTCAGGTTGTAGGAAAACTCGCAGGTCGGGTTCCATCCGTTGACAGCGGGACGAGCTGTTCCATTTCCTTTGTGAGGCTTCCATTGCACGTTTCCAACGCCCTCGCTAACTGCGGCAGCGAGCTTGCGAATTGAGTCAACCCAACCTGATGCCAGGGTCCCTATTGCGGTCAACCGGTTAGCGGCGTACTTGAGAGCGCCAGCCTTGTATTCCTTGTAAGTGTTCAACGGGTTTCCCGCCCGCTTCGCACGAACGTACATCAATCCGGCAATGATTCGCCGGTCGTTCAGGTCGTACTTGTTGCGAATCTTTCCGGTTTTCCTGTTGGTCACCTGGGCTGAAACAAATAACCCCATCTCGCTCATGATCGCGGCACGGTCCGCCTTTGGGGTCAGGTGGTAGGCGTGGCCAGCGATTAGTTTTGCCTTCTTGTTCAGGATCTCAGGCAGCGCCCGCGTGCTCCATTTGACGTATTCCTGGAGCGCGCTTTGGAACTGCGACGTGTCAATGGTGAGCGTGGCCTTCATCGGTTCACGTCCCCCAGTTCGATGACAACGTGTGTTCCGAAAAGCGACAGCTTCGCGGTGTCGATTCTGTAATCGCGCCCGCGGAAGGTGATGCGCTTCCCTGCCACCGGACGACGGAGCCCATCCGAAGTGTCTAGGTAGCCAATCTTCGCCCCACCTTCGGTTTGAACAGCCCCGCCAGCCTCGTCGGTGATAGCTGCGGTGCCTTCGTTCTCACCTCCAAACGACGTGTCCGCCGTCACCGTGTCCGAGTCCATTGTGACGAGCGTTGAGTCCGCAGCCTGCCACGTTGCCCAGCGGACCATGAGCCTGCACCCGGGATTGCCGGTGAACCCGCCGCGGCCGATGGCGTAAGTGTCAACCTGCTCCTGCGGTATGCAGGCAACGTCCGCCCCGCGCCATGTGAACACGCGGTTGCCCGTGCGGTCCTCGAAGGTTCGCAGTCCGCGGTCGATGGCGGCGGAAACGCTCATCGGCGCATCACTGGCGGGCGCTCATCCCACCCGGATGATTGATTTTTGCAGCCCATACTAGAGGAAGCGAACGCGGCCATAGCCAAGAACGCGATAAGCGTTGATTGGAACGATGGACGGCTCTTGAGGATCGAGAACATAAAGGTTTCCGTCGGTCGCCAGGAACAGCCCGACGGCGTGCATATCCCCTCCGCGCGATACGTGTAGGCTGGCGCAGGCGTGAGAATGGGGCAGGTCCACCCAATAACCTGCCAAGGTCAACTCATGGATCATCCAGTGAACAAAATGAATGCATCGGAACCCGTCGCCCTGAGAGTTTGGAGCATTGCGCCGGATGAAAGGTATGAACTCGTCCCGGACCCAATCCAGATTCAGACGGACGTATTCCGCCGACTGGCACGTCTCCGAATCGATAGGCAGGCCCGACGCGGTGAGCGCGTGCAGCACCGTTGCGCGGTCGATGACATCCCATCCGGTCATTTACGTTCCACTTCCAGTTCCAGAGCGTTGATTGTCTTGAGGCTGTCCCGAACCCACTCCGGGGACGATTGAGCCGCCTGCGGGAAGTCCGGTCGCGCCATCAGGCGTTGGCTGTTTTGCAGCCGAACGTGCGACTGACACCCACTTGTCAATACCAGCGTCAACAGCAGCGTCCTTGTCAGATTTCCGTCGTTGAACTTCAGCTTCATTGTCTGCTTTCTCATGCTCGTTCCACGCCTCGGCCGCGGATCGCACAAGGCCGGCCAGGAGAGGAATGGCGCGGGCAATGGCGATCAACGCGGCGATGACGGAGTCGAACACGGTATTAGGTGGTCGGCGATTTGACCAACAGGTGCGACTTGATCGAGAAGAAGAAGTCGAGCAACCAAGACAGGCTCTTATAAATCGGGCCGGACTCTGCGGCGGCGAGCTTCTTCGCGAACGCGTTGTCAGGCCCAAGGGCCGATTCAATCGCGCTAAACAAAGGCTTGGCGAACGCCCGGGCGGTGCCCATCACGGCAAGCACCGTGAGAATCCACGGGTATTTGACCGCAAGACCCGAAATGAAAGGGGCGACAATGGCGCCCGTGGTGTCAGCGCCGGCGTATGGCGTAACGTCGGCGACTGCCGCGATGGCGTTGGTGTCGGCGTGCGCCACGCCACAGCCGAAAAGAACGGCGGAGAGCGCAGCGAACGCGAGTAGGTGATAGAATCGAATCTTCATTTTCAGTCCTTGTTTTTTAGTCGTTGAATCCACCAAACCAAACCACAGACAGCAGCGCAAAAACCAACGGCATGCGTACCGACGGTCAACAGTTCATCCGCAAGGTGCAGGTATTGAATCGCAATTCCTCCCCCGATCGGCATAGCAGCTTTCGTTGCGTCCACCGCGATATCTTTCAGGTGATTCATTCGTCTAGGAAAGCGTGCGTTGCTCACAAGTTACCAATCAGTATGAAGTGACGGTTATCGGGTAGGTCGCGGTAATTGTCCCGGACAGGACTCCAGAAAGGTTGCAGGCGGCTCCAGTTGTCGGGCTGACAACCTCCATTGCGTACCCGCCGTTTGGAGCGGAAACGTCGATGTAAACCTTGCGGACAATGACGTTTGTTGCACCGCCGGAATAGGTGAGGGTCAACCTCTGGCCTGCGGTATGAGTGTTGTACCAGATGAGTGAATTTGCGGCACCTCGGTTCAGCAGCCCGGTGCTGGATGCGTACACTTGATAGGTGTCACTCGCCGGCACCGAAGTGCCTCCCGTGGTAACGAACGCCTTGTAGGCGCCATTCTGGCTGATTAGCAGGTCACCAGTCACGAACTCGGGCCCAGTCGGTACTGTATTTGTCGGGATGTAGTGCGTCCTGTTGACCGCTGAGAACCGGTTGTAGGTCGAATTGACTCCGAAATTATTGGCGGTCGCCTGGATCAGTTGGTTTCCTGGGACTATTGACCCGTCATCAAGTGCCGCCGTGATGTTGAACGAGCTTACACCATACTCATCCCGAGCGTTGTTTCCCTCCATCAAAAGGTTCCACCGATAGCGGGAGTCGAACCACGGCCCGAAGTAGAAAGCGGGGTCAATGGCGAGCGCCTTCGTTGAAAACGCACCATTGGTCCCCAGCTTTGAAATACTCGCCCATACGTCATTCCCGCGCAGCGTCTGCATGCCGCGGCCTCTGATGTACATGGCTCCGTTGCTGACCCGGTTTCCGATAAGCGCTGTGTCTTGGACCTTGTCCATCTCGTACGCGGTGATGGAGTTGGTGGTTACCGTCTGCGGTTGGCTTTCGACGTAGATCGAAGCGTTCCGAAGCACGTTGTTCATGATCGACACGTTGCGCGTGTTGCTTGAATAAATTGACGAGGCATAACCGCCCGAAACAAGGATTCCCCACCCCTCCACAAGGTCGTTGTCCACCTCGGCGATGAAGTTGCCATTCACCATGAGGTCCCAAACTCCTCCAATGTCGATTCCGGCGGTGTTGATTCCAGCCGACGGCGAGTAAGATTTCGAGATCATCGAAACGGAGTTGTTCGAGATCCGAACACGCTGCGAATACTCGGCATGGATTCCAGCGCGAACTCGTCGCACCGTGTTATTGCTAATTACAGCGCCGACGGCCGGGTTCACCATGGTCACAGGGACCGGATAATCGCCCGCGTACCCGATGCCAAAACCAGTCCCCCCGGAGCCCGTATAGGTCACTCCGTCGATGATATTGGAATCAATGAGCGTCTGAACGTCTGATCCGGGCGCATCGTTCCACTCGATGGCGTCCGCCTCCGTGGTGTCGATCATCACGTTGCGGGTTATCGCAGCGTGTTTGACAGTGCTGCCCGCAATCGCGCCACCCTCGCGCAGCACGAAGTAGCCGCAGTTGACCGCTGTGCAACCGTCCACAAGAAAGGAGGTGATCGTCTTTGACGTGCCATCATTGATCGTAACGAGGCACCACGGATGCGAAGTGCTAGAGCCAACGAAGCGGAGGTCTTTTACGCTAATATCCCCCTGATAGAATTTCAACTTTCGAGGCTCGGCGGACTGCGTGAAGTTGACCGTTCCTCCGCCATCAACAACGGCCGATCCGGAGAAAATGAAACCGCCAGGTCCTACCATTGTCCCCGAGATCCTAAGATGCGTGTTTTCCGGAACGGTGACGTGCGATCCGAGGTAAAACGAGTAGCCCGACGGAACGAGGATGTCATATCCGGAAGCGAAGGCGGTCGTAAAGGCTGTTGCGTCGTCCGTGGCGCCGTCGCCAGTAGCTCCCGCGGCCAAGACGTTAACTTGACCCGACATCGACTTAAACAGGCTTCCTGGCGCTATTTTCTTGGTTGTACCAGTGCGAGCCTGGGTCTTATCGGCAACGTCCACATATGGAACGTAGTCAGTCTTGAGCTTGACCGATGTGCCGGTCGTCAACGACGTGATCGGAGCATCGCCAAAAGCGGCGAGGCTAAACGCGGCCCAAAGTGTTGAGAAAAAAGCCTTCATCAAGGGACGTAAGTGCCGAGGTTGTTGACCCGGTCATCTGCAATGGCTGGGTCGAAGTCGGGCGGCTTGGTTCCGGATCCATCCGGCAGCCAGCTATCGAGCTGGAGCAGGTACAGAATCGCCTTTCGAGTGCGCGGGTGAACGGTGGCCAGCGTGCGCGAACGAGCGTTGCCTTCGTCATAAAGCGCCTGCTGCATTCCGTTGCGCCCTTGGGCCTCAAGGTCGGCTTGCAGCTTCACCAAGTACGCGGCCGAGTTTGTCGCACCGTTGGACTTTGCGATGTAGTCGAGCCCCGGGGTTTGACCGAAGATGATCGCGCCTAGAATCGACGCTCCAGCGATGCAGCAGAGGAGTTTTTTCATTTTAGTTCGTAATAATGAAATTAACGCGGGTTTCGGCGGTCGGGGCAACCTTCATGTTGATAGTGAAGGAACCGGAGGCAGGAATCACGGCTCCCAATGCCGCTGTTGCATCCACAGTTCCCAGAGACGGGAAGATAAGAGATGAGGTCGTGACTAGAGAATCGGTCACGACGAGCGACGTGGCAGCGGCAGCGAAGTTCACAGATCCAGTTGCCTTGTTGATCGTCTGCGCTCCGGTTGTTCCCGCAGCGGTGATTGTTTTTGGAAGCTGAACGTCACCAGCGGTTCCGAGCGTCAAAGCCGTTACTCCGCCGACTATGAAATTGACGGCACGGCTGGATCCAGTTCCAGCCTTTGCGCTTCCAATCGTCAAAGTGTTGGCGGTTGTAGCCCAATCCAGCACTCCGCGCTCGTAGTTACTGGCGTCCGTGTATGTGTTGTATAGCCGGTACGATTGCGCGTTAGATCCGTTTCTCTGTGCAAGAGTGTTTGCCGCGTCGCGCAGAAGAATAATATCCTTCGCCCCGCTGGACGCAGTTGTCGATGACCACTGATAACCGCCGCCAGACGCGACAGAAAAAAGTCCTGCATTATCAACTCGGGCAACTTCAGTTCCTCCGACAGCCCATGTAAGACTGTTTCCTCCGTTGTTGAGAATTCCAGTGCCGTAGCCGAGTTGTGAGCCTGCGGCGTTGTCGAGGTAGAGGTAAGGGTTCGCGCCGTTTCCGACGATTTTTCCTGTTTTTTGGAACGATAGTTTACTCGACCCGCTGATTTGTAGGTCGAGGAACAACGTCCCCGCGGCACTCAACGTGTCGGTCGCGTTGAAGACAATTCCCGGAAACACGATTCCGGAACCGTTCCATGTCTGGGTGATCGTGAGCGGAGATAGCGCCGTGGCCGCTGTCCCATAGGTAATCGTCATCCCCCCCGTGTGGGACGGGTTTGCGATCGTCGCGTACGTGGAGGCAGCCGTTGCGCTCTTTAGATAGCCCTGATTAACAACGTAGGCCGTCGTTGCAAGCTGGGTCGTGCTGGTGTCAACGGCGGCAGTCGGGGCCGTCGGAACAGAGGTTAGGGCCGGAGACGCCAACGGTGCGAACCCGCTGATTGAAGCGCCGCCCGGGATAGTGACTGTCCCAGTGAACGTGGGCGAAGCCAGCGGCGCTCGGCTGGTGTCCGTCGGGTGGACGTGGTCCCCGCGCGCGTAGCGGGTGGACGTTCCGGCCGCAGCCGTGCCATCAATCAGCGGGGTAGCCGATGCCGCCTGCCCCACCACAAACGCCGTGGAGGCAATTTGAGTCGTGGAGGTGTCAACGCTAGCCGTAGGCGTCAAAGGCGTCCCAGTGAGGCCTGGGGAGGCTAGCGGGGCGTACGTAGAGGCCGCCGCGGCCGTCGTCAGGTAGCCCGAAATTGAAGCCCCGCCAGGGATCGTGACCGTCCCGGTGAATGTCGGGCTCGAAATCGGAGCGTAATTCGCCGCGGCGTAGATGTACGAGACGCCGTTGGTAATCCCGTAGCCGGCGAGCGTGACCGGCGTGTTTGTGATCGACGACCACGGAAACGTCGAGTTTGTGAAAACTCCGGTCGAATAAAGGTCGGTGAAATTGGCGTTGACCTTGGCAAACGCGGTGCGCAACGAATCCCCCGCGCCGTCGTTTGGATTCGTGCCGGTGTTGATAGTCTGCTGCGCCGCGGAAAGGCGCGCCGCGAACGCCAGCAGGAGGAAAAATCGAATGAAAGAATTCATCGGGTTGAACGCACGTCTTTTTTTTGCCTCGCGCTTGGATGCGCCCCGGGGGAAAACGTAAAAACCCCGAGGCGCATCGCGCGTTCATACCGGCGCGGACCGGCAGAGGTGTTACACGATCTGCTTGGATGCCAAGAGCATCACAGAACAGGTGAAGGATGGGGACGTGCCGCCAATGGTCAGCACGGCGCGGATGTATTGTCGTACCTTTCGGGTGTCAATCGTGAGGCCGACGGGATTCGCCAGAGCGGCGGTGACCTGAGTGAACGTGTATCCAGTCACGTCGGCGAACGAGGAATTGTCCGCCGAGTCTTGGATCTTCACGTCGAGCGTCGGCAAGGTGCCGGTCGTGGTGCCGTTGTTGATGTACACGGCAGCAAGGCCCTGATATCCGGTCATATCAACGCCGGTTCCGTTTGCGGTGGCAGTCTTAGCCGCCGGAGCGGAAAGTGTGATTGGCGTACTGGACGCCTGAATATCGAGAGAGATCATGTCAGTAGTTCGTTCGAGTTTCGATTGGTTACTTTCAGCTTACTGGGCGCCAGAATCGGAGCTGATGCAGAACGAGCCAGCATGACGAACGGCCACATCCATCCACTGGGTAATGGTGATCTGAATCTGAGCCGCCTTGCTGAGGCTGTACGGGTCAACCACAACGTCCAACCCGGCGAAGCTGGCCATGATGAGGTCATTCCAGTTTCCGTAGATGACCTGATTTTGAACCGTGGAGGCGGTTCCGACTTGATTGGTCACGATGCCGTAGTAGCCGTTGATGTAGCCGTCACCGGATCCGTCGTTGTTCTGATCGAACAAGAAGTTCGGGAACGTAGTGCCAACCTTCGGCTGGTTCTTGAATTTAGCCCGGGTCGCTGGCGAGATAACGAACGCCATGTTTCCCTGGAGCGCGTTTGCCGCGGCAACCTGAGTCTCGAAGTCGAGCAGCTTGGCCCAAGTGGCGGCAGCGCCGAAGGTAACAGAGCCAACACCAGACAGCTTGCTCACCCCAAGAGGCTCGCCAGCGGTGCCCTTGCCGAGAAGGACCACGCGATCTTTTTCAATGCCGAGCACTCGCCCAAGGTCGTTGCGGACGAGGCCCTCAACGTCGAGGCTGGCCTGTGCCATCAGCTGCTTGCTGTACGCGGTGTTCGCGATCAGCGTGTGAGGGGTAATACCAACCTGACCAAACGTCTGGTTGCTGGTCGTGACGTTGGTGCCGTCATCCGAGAGCCAGTAGGTGGTTCCACCGCCGACAGCGCGGGGAAGAGCAACATTGGCAGTCAGGCCGGCGAGCATCCGGATACCCAGCTTATCGACGACGGTGCGGTTACGCAGAAGCTCAATGTACTCCGACCCGAGAACCGAAGTATCAACCAGCGCGGCGCCGGTAGAAAACGCAGTGGTGGTCAACGCACGCGACATGGCGCGGGTGATCTCACTAGGATCCGGCATTGCAAAACCGGCGAACACGCGGCCCGGGTTCTTGCGCTTCACCTCGGACTGATACTCGCCCTCAATGCCGTCCAGAGCCTGCCCTGTGGCAGACTTGTAGATAGCTCTGACGATGGAATACCGGCCTAGCTCACGGGCCATGTTGTTTTCAACACTGGCGACGCTGGTGTTGATCGGCTGGGCCTCCATTCGGGCCATGGCTAGGTCTTTGAATTCCTGGAGAGCCTTGCCCTCCTGGATGAACTTACGAGCCTCGGTGCCGAGGTTCAGGTGCTTCAGTCGGTCACTGATCGCAAGGATCTCGTTGACCTCGTTCGCACGCTTTGCAGCAATGGCGGCGTGGTCAACGGTGGTGATAGGTGCAGGAGCGGGAGCGCCACCACCGCCAGCGGCGGAAAGCGGGTCCAGCAGAATGCGGGATCGGTTCATATTGTCTGGAATTTCTAAGGGGATTTCCGTCTCTGCGGTTGAAGCACCGCGCCCGACGCCGACGGAGTCATCAGCGGGAACGGAGACAATGGAGACCTCGTAAGGCTGCCAATCAGTGATTAGGTAGGTGGAATCATCACCCTCCGTCTCGACCAAAAGGGCCCCGTTGACATTGTATCCAACGGAGACTTTCGTGCGGATTCCATCCTGCACGTCCTTGAAAATTTCCTGCCCTTGCGGCGAGGACGAGAAGCGCACGGTCGCGTAACCGCGTTCCCCATTGATCTCAGCGGACTCTACGACTCCAATCTGGCAGTCGGAATCATGGTTCAGCAGCAGCGCGGCGCCGTTATTGAGCCTAGAGAGGTCGCATTCACCGGATGCAAAACCCAAAACCTCCATGCCGAAGTACCGTTTGACCGGCTCGGGAGAGGCAAAAGACAGGCGAACCGTGCGCTTATCGGCGTCGATCGAGGTAAGATCGAATGAAGCGGCCCGATTCTGCGGGCGAACCTTCAATGTAGCGCGTGCCATCGGGTATCAAATCACCCGGGACGCAAAGAATTACAACCGCACGTTGCCTTTAGTTGCCCACCTGCGGCTTTTGGGATGGCGCTGGCTCGTCGCCGTCGGGTTCTTGAGAGGCCATCGGAGACAAGTCATCGGGATAAACCCCGGCATCTTCCATCATCGCCTTTTCAACCTTCAACTCGGCAACGATGTCCTCGAAAGATTCCTCGCCGTTCATCTGCTCAATGACGGCGGTACGGCTTGTGAAGCCTTCTTTCACGGCCGCGGCGTACGCTGCCACTTCCTTCTGCGGGTCAACCCACGACCACCGACGGCCGCGCCATGTTGGCTTGTTGAATTTGTCGAACTTGGCCATAGGCAAAGCGACCTGTCCGGTCGTGATCGCCATGGTCAAAAAGTCCTCAAACACGTCGTCCGCGCAGTGGTCTTTGAACCACGATTGGAGCATCAGGTAACTGTCCCGCTCGTCTAGGAGTCCGATGCGGGCGGACGAGTAGTTGACCTGTGATAGATCGCCCGTGATGGAGTGATGAGCCACGCCGCCGGCCATTGCCACGCCGCGCATCATCGCCCGGTGGAACTCGGCAAATGCCGCGTTCGGGTGGTTCGGATCCCACGATTGAACCTTCTGACCTTTAGCCAGTTGCTTAAACTGCCCCGGCTCCGAGTTGTCAAACTGCGACCCGTCAGCCGCGTACCCGTCGCCGTCGTACTCGGTTGCCTCGTCGTTGGTAATAAATCCCAGCTTGCAGGATGCAACACGTGCCGCGACAAGCTCGGCCTCTTCATACGCGCCGAGCATATTAAGCTTCGCCATAGCGGCGTAAAGCCAAGGCACGCCGCGGGTCTGCTGCGGGGCCTCCTGAACAAAAAGATGGATGATTTCGGACGCGTCGATGCGCTCCGTCGGGACCATGTATTCGGTGCCGTTACCGGCGACGAAGTCCACCGGGTTCTGGCGGCGCAAATGGTACGCAACTGGCTGATCCCATTGGTTTTTCTCAACACCAAGGCGGATGTAATTACCACCCGGCAACGTGGTGTTGAGTCGCTCGTCTAGGCAGTCCGCAGGGATCAACTGGAGAGCGTATCGGAATGCATTGCCCGGGAAACCCTTGGCGCGACGAATAAAAGCCTCGCCGTCGATTGCAACGGTGCCGACAACCAACCGCTCAAACTCCGCGCGCGTAATCGTCTTTGCCGTCGTGAAGTTTTTCTTCTTACTGAACTCCTCGAAGCCCATTTCCATCGCCCTGTTTGCGGGCTCGTCGTAAATAACCGTTCCGTCGGGCTTGAAGCCGTTCACCGATCGGACGTTCAGCCGGAAACCCTGAGCACCAACGACGTTCTTTCGGACCAATCGAATGAACTGTCCGAAGTATGGATCGTTCTTCGCAAGCTGCCGGCTGCGCGCCCGCATGATGCGGAGGTCGCGGAAAAGATCCGTGTCCGGCGAGACGTTCTGGATGTTCCAGTCTGCGGTGAGCCGGTTGACAGCGGCGGCGCCGTAGGAGCGCACGCGCCCCAAGGCCACGCGTCGGTTGTTCTTTGGAGCGTACCCGAGAGCGCGGGCGATTGGATCGAGTAGGCCCATATCAAGAGGGACGAGTGAACCGGGTGTTGATTACGCTGCCGTCTCTCAGCCCTCGGGCCTGCCGTTCTGCGCCAAGCTCGCGGTTGTATCGCGCCTGATACCGGACCTCCAAACGGGAAAGCTCGTCCAGCGATCGGTACGAAAGTGCAAGCCCGTCAACCGACATGCTCAACTCATCCTTTGAAGCGGCGCCGAGGATTGCCGACTGGATCGCGTCCAGCGTGCGCTTGGTGAGCGAGCGTGGATCGGCCGTGCTGGTCGCAGGGTTGACCGTGACGGTCGTGCGCCCGGTCGCAATGGTGTAGGTGTTGGTGCCGTTCGTTACTCTGGCAGTCCAAAACCAAAGTGACGCCGAGAATGCCGAGGAAGCGGCAGGGGAGATTGTGGCGAGATAATCAGGCGAACTCGCGGTGCAGGTGACCGTTATCGTCGATTGTCCATTCGCCGTGAAATAGTAGTAGAGCGTCCACCCATCCGTGGATGGAAAGTCGGCCGATGATCGGGTCCAGGAGACCGAATCGCCAGCGATGAACGTGTCCGGCTCGGTGCTTGGTACGGTATATGCCATCGGTCAACGCGAGAGACCGCCAGCCACGCCGACGGATTGCACGCGCCGCCCGGGGATGATCGCCCGGTTCCGCTCACCGCCATCCGCGCCCGACCCATCCGCCACCGCCACCTGGCCGTTGTCTTCGTACCGGTCGCGCCACCGGGGCAGCTTGTTTGGGTTCCGGCTGTTCCGGCTTTGGCTCGGGCTCTGGGTCTCCGGCTCGTCGTAACTCATATGTCCTCGCAACCGGAACCGTCCCCGGTTCTTGCGGAGTTACAACGTCCGGTTGCCTTGAGTTGCCCACGTATTGTTTTTCTTGATCTGTTTTGGCGGTCTTAGATTTCATATTCTCGGCGAGTGCGGACCAGTTTGGTCGGAGGTGATAAAGACCGGCCAGAGCATATACCGCGCAGTCAAGCGGCTCATTCCGGCGACCGTCACGCAGGCTCCATTCCTGCTTGGTAAACCCGTTCCTCATCTTGACCGGGTGCGACTCCTCGGCGGTGAGCCCGAGGAAGAACTCCTCGCCCTGGTTGCCGTCCTGGTGTCGGGTGAAGTGGTAGAATCCCGGGCCGGGTTCTTCCATGGCCAGCCGGCCCATGATGATGCCCTTGGCAGTATCGGTGCCCAGCCGGAAGTGCGGCGCTTGGATGTCGCCGACTCGGGTTTCCTTGCCGATAACCGGAAGCCCCGGCGTGGATCCGCCCTTGATCGCGTAAACGCCGCGCGCGGTGCGTTTCTTTGTCTGCCGGATGACGTGGTCTGTCCATTTCGACGAGTCAACCATGGTCCTGATGATACGAAGCTCGGTCCCGTCCTCGCGGTGCCACTTCTCGGCCAGTAGGGCGTCCAGCCCCTTCCATGGCTCAGGCGTGTTGTACCGTCCGCCGATGATCCTATGCGTCACCGTCCACGATTCCTCGCCCACTCCCCACGCGTAAACGGTCGCCTCGAAGCGCATGGCCTGGATGTCCACGCCGCAGGTCAATACCAAGCAATCATTCGGGAGGAGTTTGTATTCCTCGCGCCGCGCCATCAGGCCCTTTTCGTCAACGCTCGCAGCCTCCTCGGCCCACGTCTCCGCCAAAAAAGTGTTGGTCCATGTCTTGAGAGCCTCCTTGCCAATCCGTTTTGCGTGTATGTAATCACCGACCATCTGATGCAGCCGGTTCTTGAACCCCTTTTTGTGTCTGAATAGGCTATAAATTCCGCTGAGTGTTGCGCCGCGCTTTCCGCTAAATGGCGCCGTCGGTCTCCATTCTGAGGCGCGAACCATTTCCACTCGGTCAACGTCGGTCAAAGCCGCCTTGCATGCTTCGCACTCGTACACCGCTTCTTCGGGCTTTCCTTCCGGCCACTTCACTTGCGGCCACTTGAGCCACTGACTCTTGCCGCACTTTGGACACTTACAAAACCTGCGCTGCTGGTCTGATTGCAGGAATTCGGCCTCGATGCGAGAACGTCCACGGATCGTTGGCGTCGAAGTCATCACCACGACGGCGTTGTGATACGTTTCAGTGCGCCGGATCGCCAACGAAACCGGGTCGCCTTCTTCCCCTGCACTTTCCGGGAATCGGTCCACCTCATCCAGCAGCACAACTCGGCGCGGACGGCCAGCCAATCCGCTTGGTGCGTTGGCTCCGACGATCGCAATGTTGCCTCCGGGGTAAGTCTTTCTGAGGATCGTGTTGCCTGAATCGCGTGACCTCGCCGGTTTAACAAGTTGAGTCAGCCTCGGTGTGTCTCGGATCATCGGATCGAGACGTTCCTTGCTCCAAGCCTCGGCCATGTCCACTGTCGGCTGAACCATCATCACAGTGGATGGGTCCGCGTCGATAAAGTACCCGACAAGATTGTTGATCGCCTCCGTCTTCCCAAGCTGCGAAGCGATCATCATGCAAACAGACTGCACTTCCGGGTCAATCGCCCAGTCCTGCAACTCCTTTTGATACGGAGCGAACGCGGACGAGTACTTCCCGCGCTGGGAGGATCCTTCCGGCGAAAGATACCGGTGCGCGTCAGCCCACTGCGTCGGTGTCAGGTTCGGCGGCGGCGTCAACGCCCTCCGCATCCTCTTCCTGATTTTTTGAAAATTCGGATCGTTGAAGGGAAGCGTCATCGAGTTTCTGGAGGTCGCCCAACAGGGCATCTTTGGTGGTGTGGGGTATGTCCAGAGCAAGGACACGCTCGCGCATCGCGGCCGCAACCTGCTCGGTGAACCGGATCACGGCGTCAACGTCGATGAGCCGTCCGGCGGCCACGCGGTTTTTTCGCTCGATCGCCTCGGCTTGAGCCAAGGTTAACCGGAGGTCTGCGGCGTCTTGGTCGCCGAAGAGCGCGGCCACCACTTCACGCGTTGACCACTTGCCGTCATCCCCAGGCTTAACCCCTTCGCGTGCAAACGCTTTAGCTAGCGTCCGCCAATCAACGCCAAACTCCTTTGCAGCCTTGTCGGTTGACCACCTAACCGCTTGATTGCGTGGTGTTTTTGTTTTGGACATTATGGAAATTTTCTGGAGCTAGGAAATCGGCGCACTCGTCCCC